TAAATGGATTAGTGAAAGATACAGTGTATTGTGACGATCCAGTAGTAACTGGAGTCGAAATACTTTCTGTTCTTCCTTGTAATTCTAGTGTAGCTCCTAATTGAGTAACAGCTATATTTTGGTTAGTGTCATTACTTGTTAATATTGCTTTAAATTGAAAAGCTCTACCTGTTATTAGTACGTTACTAAATTCTTTATATGCACTCCAAGTAGGAGATCCAGATGGATCATCATTAGTGGATCGTACATAAACAGCAGCATTACATTTTGTAGCTTCAGTTAAACCACCAACAGCATCAATATATCCCCAACTATCAATTAAATCTGTTCTATCATCCCATAAACTATTCAATATAAAGTTACTTGCTTTTAAAGTTTTTCTTAAATTAACGTCATAAGGTTGTGTTAAATCTACAGAGTTAGCAAAAGAATATTCTCCAGAGGTTTCTGTTGCATTACTTGTAACTACTAATTTTAAAGCATCTAAAGAGGCATCATAGATTGTATCTGATTTAGACCCTGTAAAGTTAGCCGTATGTTCATCAACTGTTGATACAACAAGTCTTTCAGAAGGTGTTGGTAAGGTAGTTGTTATTCTTGTATTATTCCAATCTGAATCATTTGACCCAGGAGAAGGTGATTCTCTTCCACCATCATCCTCAAATTTAATTAAATAAGTTCCTTCAAGTAAAGGTACAATCTTTTGTGTTTGGTTACCTGCTGCTGCAACTACAATTTCCTGTGCATCTTTCCATTGTGCGCCTGTAGTTAAAGAAGAATGTCTGATAAGAGTTTTACCACCTAATAAAACATCAAGTTCTGTGGCACGATTCCAGCTTAATATTGCACTTGATTCATCAATAGGAAGTAAACTAACACCACTGACGTTAGCTGGAACGGCAGTCTTACCAACAGCTACAAAAGGACTTAAAGAGTTAGGTAAAGTTGATCTAAGACCTGATGCACTAACGCTATATACCTCAATTGTATAGTTACCAGCAATAGTATCTAATATTTCATAACTTTTAGCACCTTCTACAGTACGAGATACATAGTTACCCTGTTCATATCTCCATCTGACATAAACATTATCAGTAGAAGTAGTCCAACTGACAATAATTTTTACTCTTGCAATACCAGTATTTTCGTAAATAACTTCTTCTGCTGTTATACCTGTAGGAGAAGATGGAGCTACATCCAAGTTAGTTACATCTCTAGTCGTAAGAGCTATGCCACTTTCTATGTGATTATATTTACCTGAGTTATATTCACTAGCTGTCACTACATAATTTGATCTGTCTTGTTCTTTAACCTCTAAAACTCTCCAAGTACTCGTAAGAATATCTGTTGTTTGGTAAACCCAGATGCTATTTACATTAGGAGCAGAAGTAAAAGCACTTGAAACAGTAATAACACTGCCAGATATACCACTTACAGATTTATTCTCTACAGATCCATCAGACAGAATAACAGACAAGGTAGATCCAACTGAATAAGTTAAATCTGTTGTGTCATCTACTGTTATTGCAGTAGTAGTAGCAGCTTGAATACGACCTCCTCTACGTTCTCCACTTTTTACAGGGTCAGCTATTTCAATAATCTGCCCAGGTCTGACAACAACCCCTGCATCTACCGATGTGACAAAAGTAACTACTTCACGTTCTACATTTTCCATGTATAGCAACCATTTAGCAAGACGATTAGCTTGTCCCCTACTTGTACAGGCAAACGCATTTATATTTTTAACAACTGATCCATAACGAGTTTGGTTAGCAGTATCAATTACTTCCTCATAATTTATATCTCGTAAATCTAAATCTAAATATTTAGCAACTACTACTGTAGGTCTTGTCTTTTGACTTGTATTGGTATAAGAAAATCCAGGAGGCAAAGTATTAGCAAGAGTAAACAGATAACTAGAATCTTTAGGAGAATCCTGTGTAATAGTTAAACTACCAGCTTGATAATATGGCATTGCCCTAAACACAGAACACATTTGATTAATTACGTTATAAGCTTCCTGTTGATTTTGAATTGAAACATTACAACTAAATCTAGGTTCTGTATTGCCTGTCCCTGTACCATCATCTATTTGAGCAGAACAATAAACAGATGCTTGATAAAAACTAAACTTATCTAAGTCAGCTTCGACAAGATGTGCGCCTAATCCGTACCTAGAAGACGTTAAAAGGTCATATAAGCACCAAGAAGGATCGTTTGTATATTGTGCAGCACCTAGTGTCCCATTGAACGTACCAGTATAAGACAAACTCCCATCTGCTCTTACTGTTGCATTATGAGGAATTTTAAC